TCAAACGGCATGGGACGGTTGGCAGACTGTACCCGGTGTGAAGTTACTGAAGAGCGAAACGGTGTTTATCTTTGTGAGTTTGATATACCGGTAACGTCAACCATATACCCCATGATTCAAGAAGGACGGTATATTGGCGCGATCCACGATGACCGGCACGATATACAACCGTTTGAAATCTACGGTAGAACCGCTCCAATTGACGGACTGGTGACGTTTTTTGCCCGTCATATATCATACAAATTGAGCAACGTTATACTGAAACCGTTTACCGCGTCCAATTGTGCGCAAGCGCTGGCAAAGATGGAAACGGAAACATATAACGAAAACCCCTTTACATTCTGGACGGATAAACAGGTTACCGCTACATTCGTTAATGATGTTCCTGCATCGTGTAGATCATTGTTAGCCGGTCAAGAGGGGAGCATATTAGACGTTTACGGTACCGGTGAATATGAGTTTGATAAGTGGAATGTAAAACTGTATCTGCATAGGGGCGCTGATAACGGTGTATCTATCCGTTATGGCGTCAATCTGACTGATATAGAACACGACAAAGATATTTCGTCCAGTTTTTCAGCGGTTGCACCCTATTGGAAATCTGAAGAGGATTCAACCGTTGTAACGCTGCCCGAAGGCTATGTTATTTCCCCGGACGTTACAACGGCCCTTTACCCGTGGACAACCGAAACCGGCGAGTTTATGACCGACGAAAACGGCACTATCATAGATTTTGCCGCGCAGAATGTGGTTATTGCTCCGCTGGATTTGTCACAGAATTTCGATACAAGGCCGACTGTTGCACAGTTGCGCGCGGCGGCGCTGGCGTATATGGCTAATAATTCCCCGTGGTTGCCGAAGGATTCAATAACCGTTTCATTTGTGGATATGGCACACACGGAGGATTATAAAGACGTTGCCGCATTGCAGCGCGTTTCATTGTGTGACCGCGTAAACGTCTATTGCGGGCCGCTGGGCGTTAATGCCGTGCAGATGCAAGTTATACGCACGGTTTATAACGTGCTGACCGAAACCTATAATGAAATAGAGTTAGGCGAAACGCGCACAACCTACGCTGATACGGTAATTTCACAGGTTGAGAAAAAGAATTATATAAACAGATCCGTATTAGACGAAGCTATACAGTATGCAACAGACCTTATAACGGGCGGTTTGGGCGGTTATGTTGTGTTCAACATGAACGCGGACGGACAACCGGAAGAAATCTTAATCATGGACACGCCCGACACGCAGACGGCGGTTAATGTGTGGCGGTTCAATAAAAACGGATTAGGCCATAGCCATAACGGTTACGATGGGCCGTTTAGCGACGTTGCATTGACCGCTGAAGGACAAATAAATGCGAGCTTGATAACCGTTGGAAAAATGCTTGCCGACATGATACAAGGCGGCACGTTGACCCTCGGCGGGCAAAACAATGTTAGCGGCGTAATGCAAGTAAAAAATGCATACGGAAATGTTATAGGCACTTGGGATTCGGATGGCATTACTATTAATGGCGGTGCTATAACAATTCCGATTTATACCGGTAATGATAACGTCGTTCAAATTGACAGGTTAAACGCATTTAGGATTATTAGATCGTATTCCGATCATACAAAATATATAGCACAGTTTGGTCAATATGGGTTGAAATTTGATAGCACTAATACGTCTGGTACAAATATTGCTAACGCTATCTATTCAGATAGACAAATCGAAATTACAACTAATAGAGATGAATACTTGTTATTTGACTTAACTAACAATGCAAAAAATACATCTGTAACTATATATGCATATAGTTCAGCGCGTATGTATTTAAAAAACGGCGGTACGGTTGGTACTGATATATCTGATTCATATATTAGAACTAACGGTACCAAATCGCGCGTTGTTTCTACCGACCAATATTCTGACCGTCTGTTATACTGTTATGAAACCCCTTCGCCCCTGTTTGGTGACGTTGGCGAAGGTATCATAGGTGATGACGGGCGCTGTTATATTTGGCTTGATGCCGTGTTTGCGCATACGATCACGACAAGCCAATATCAAGTATTTTTGCAGGGATACGGCGCGGGGGATTGCTGGATAGCTGAACGCAAACCGGGTTATTTTGTCGTAGAAGGTACGCCCGGACTTGCGTTTGGTTGGGAACTCAAAGCGAAACAAAGCGACTTCGACCAAATCAGGCTTGAAAAAGCCGAAGAACCGTTTACCCCGGTAACGCATGATTACGGCGTGGATGCCGTGAACTATTTAAACGACCTTATTAAAGAGAGGATGGCTATAGCATGAAGATTGTAACAAGTGCGACGGTGTTTAATGATGCAATCGGTACCCGGTTGAGCGCGACATATTCAGAGGTAGACGATCAGAACGGGCGCGTTATTTCGGATAACCAACGGTTTGACCGCGTTGTGACAGACGATGCCGCTAAAGCTGCCGCGAAAACGCTGCTTGATTATGCCGCTGAAAGTCTGCCCGATTAATGGAGGGATAGCAAATGACGATTAATGGACTGTTAGCGGCGGCGGGCCTAAACGGTACAAATGAATTACCGATTTGGAACGGCGCAACGCAAAAGGTAACGGCGCAACAGTTAGCGAACGCCGTAAAGACACTGGCGGCGCTGCCGAATACAACGGAGATGAACGCCGCTATTGCACAAGCTACAGCAAAATATAGTTCGGAATCCGCCGCCCAGTACATTACCCGTTCGGATGGCAGTACGGAGAATAACGGTCGAATTGTGCGCTTTGGGAATGTGGTGACGATACAGCTAACGCTGGCCGGTGTTTCGTTGGCGGCGGGAGAAAATACCGTTGCAACATTGTCAAAAGCCTATCCGACGTGGGCAGGCTCCGCTGGCTATCCTACCGCCTGCGGTTTCATCGGAGCAGGTTCGGCTATAGGTACACCCGTCAGATGTACATTGGACACGAACGGTGTTTTGAAGGTCTACGCATCCGCTGCTATTACGTCAACGTTGCGTGTTACATTCTGCTATGGCACAGGAGACAGCGCCTTTGAATAAAAGAATAACCCAACTGTTTATTAACCAGCACAAGGAAGGAAGTGCAAAACATGGCTGTTAAAATCGGTTCTGCGAGAATTGACGAAAACGGACACGCAACAGGCGGCAAGGCTGGAGATCAGACCGGCAAAGAGGTATCGCGGCAAAACTGGTATAAACACGCTAAAGGGTGGCGGGTGTTCCGGGCGAAGGTTGCGACGGTTGCTGCTAAAATCGCGCAGGATATGGATTGGGCTTGCGATAACATACATATCGGTTACGATCAGGGCCAGCGGTTGACGCTGTACAACGTTTCCAAACCGCTTGACTTTAACTGCAAGGCCGTAAAGACCAATTGCGAAACGGATTGTAGCGCGCTGGTGCGCGTCTGTTGCGCGTATGCGGGCGTTATGCTGCCGAATTTCCGAACGCCGACGGAGCCAAAAGCGCTACTTGATAGCGGCGCATTTGTGGAGTTGACCGGCGCAAAATATACTGATACTTCGGTTTATCTGAAGCGCGGCGATATACTCGTAACAAAGACGCAAGGACATACGGTTGTTGTTTTGTCGGACGGTTCTAAAGCCGGTGTAGACGTTGCCCCGGTTGCGGGCCTGTCACGCGGCGACAAGGGTAACAAGGTAAAAGAGATGCAGCGCGCGCTTTTGGTGTGGAACCCGGATTGTTTGCCGAAATTCGGCGCAGATGGTGACTTTGGCGCGGAAACCGAAAAGGCGCTGAAAGCCTATCAGACCGCCGCAAGGCTGCCTATAACCGGCGTTTATGATGACGCTACCCGCAAGGCGCTAACCGGCATAGGCGCGCCAGAATGGGCCGTTACGACCGGCGACATTAACGTAAGAAGCGCCCCTGGCATTGACGCGCGAGTGCTGGGTATTGCCCGCAACGGATCACGTTTGCTTTATCAGGGCGAAAGTAAAGAGGTTGACGGGCGGTTGTGGTATCTGGTTGAGTATCACGGCGTTAACGGCTGGATTTCAAGCAAATTCAGCCATATTGAAAAATAATGGACACGACGCGCATTATACAAGTGACGATTGCCCGCGTTGATTTGGCGTTGTGCTGGGCGTGGGTGATTGTCTGCCGGTGGTATATCCGTTTACCCGTTTGCATTGCTGCCGGTGTGCTGATAGGGCGCAAAATACAAAGAAAAAGGATGAAAACCAATGGACGAACAGACTAAAATCGTGGAAACATTAGCCCATATGGAAGAGCAGATTAAAACGCTATTCAAGAATCAGGCCGATATTAAAGACCTAACGGAAACGGTGCAGAAATTGGCTATAGCGTTGGAGCGTCAAGGGATGGCGCTACAATCTGCGAAATCTAAGATTGACGAGGTTAAAACGGACGTTGACGAGATTAAGAGCAAACCGGGCAAACGGTGGGACACGGTTATAGCGGCTGTTATTTCGGCGTTGGTTGGTTTTTTCCTTGCGCGTTTGGGAATCGTGAAATAATCGGAGGTTGTTAGTATGAATTGGAAACAAAAATTGACAAGCCGCAAATTCTGGGCCGCTGTTGTGAATTTTGTAACGCAGTTGATGGCTGCTTTTAAGTTTGCCAAAACCGAAACCGCGCAGGTCGCGGCGGTAATTATGGCGGGCGCTGGTGTTATCGCATATATCGTTGGTGAAGGTATGGCAGACGCGGCGGGCGCAATGCGTGAGCCGTCCGAAAATCGAAACAACGGTAACGCACGAAACAACCATTGAAACGGAGTAATTTACTGTCCCAAATTTAGTACAGCATTGACCCTAATTTGACCCTAAACATTGAGTGCAATAGAGTGCAGTAACGTGCAGTTATGTTAATTCATAGTGGAAACTATCTAACCGTAACCGCCCGTTATTGCACGTTATTGCACAAAAATAGACTATACATTGATTGTAGGAATAGAATACTATATAGGCCAGAAACCCCGTATTTATGGGATTTCTGGCCTTTTTTTGTGCCGGTTTGACCCTAATTTTACCCTAAATGTTTCCGGGTGGTATTTCGGTTAGGTAGTTGGAGAGTTTCGCCGCGTCTGTTTTGCCCGCGTCATCTGTATAGGCCGCGTATACGTCCAACGTCATTTCAGCGGATTTGTGGCCTAAGTTGTGTTGAACGGTTTTGACGCTGGCCCCGGACCTAAGCGCGGCGACGGCGTAAGAATGGCGCAGATCATGGGGACGCAAATCCGGTTTGCCTATTTCTTTTCCGACCTTGCTAACCGTGCGGCTGATTGTACCTTTTGTATGGGCTTTGCCGTTTGCCTGTCGGAATACAAGCCCGGTTGTTAGTTCGTCATCTGTCCAGATGGCGCTTTTAAGGCGCTGGGCGGCTTGTTTACGGCGCTGGGCGCGTAATACGTCTATTTCTTCTGGTGGAAGGTGTAATAGCCTTATTTCGCCGTATTTGGGCGGCGTGAAGCGTTCTAACGCGCCGT